CCGTTCTTGCCTCACTCAACATCAGCGTGTGGCCCGCATCCAAGCTCGACCGCGAGGTGACCGACGCAGTCAACACCAACGCCAACGCGAGCATCAACGCAGGCAAGTTCATGAAGGATCTGTTTGCGGGTACTAGCCTGCGCAAAGACATTGAGAAGTACGCGGCGCATTGCCGTGTGAAGCACCTGCGCATGACCCTGCCGTGGGCAGACAAGGGTGAGCGTCTGTTGCCGACTTCGATGTTCCTCGACTACAAGGCGTTCATCAACGAAGCCGAGCAGAAATTCAACATGTTCTGCGACAACTTCTTTACCGCCTACCCCACCCTCCTCGCAGACGCACCACTCCACTTGGGCAAGCTGTACAAAGCCGAGGACTACCCGTCATTGGATGAGGTGCGTGGGCGGTTCGGGTTCCGGTACGTCATCTCTCCTCTGCCTGAGGCGGGTGACTTCCGACTGGACGTAGCCAACGAGGAGTTGCAGGAGCTACAGCAGAAGTATGCGCGTGACTATGACCTGCGCTTGGCCGAGGCCATGCGTGAGCCGTGGGAGCGACTGCATGCCACGCTGACGGCGATGAGCGAGAAGCTGACTGATGAGCCGAGCACGGGCAACGATGACGACAAGCCCAAGAAGCGTTACCACGAGACTCTGGTTACCAACGCCACCGATCTGTGCGCGTTGCTTACCAAGCTCAACGTAACCGGAGATCCGAAGTTGGAAGAAGCCCGTCGTCAGTTGGAGCAAGCAATGGTGGGCGCAGACATTGAAGCGATCAAGGAATCTCCCATCGTGCGGGAGACCATGAAGTCTCGGGTGGACACCATCCTGAGCAAGTTCGACTGGTAACACAGCCGACCCTAACAACTGTTAGCAACAACTAAGAAAGCGAGAAAGCAATGGTCAACCCCTCCATCCCTGAGCAGACAGGCGTAATGCTCACCCAACCCAACGTGCGCGTAGGTAAATCGTTTGAGCAGAACGAGCAGTCCAAGCGCAAGATCAACAAGTACCTTCACGACACTCTGTTCCCTCTGGTGTTGGCTAAGCCCAACTGGATCTTCACCATCACCGGCCACGGGCACTACAACGGCGAAGCCGTAGCTACACAGATCACTATCTCCGAGGGTGGGGAGATGCTAGGCTCCATCGCCGTCGAGTACTGCCGATCAGGTTACAAGTTGGTCGTGAAGAACGAGCGCATCGACGCTAAGCGTGAGCGTGGTAGTGGCTACAAAACGGAAAGCTCCGAGAAGGCCATGCTATCTATACGCAAGCACTTCTACCGACTGGGTACGAGTGAGCGCATTGACAAGGTACGTGAGGAAGCCGAGGCAGTTCTTAGCCGTGCTAGATCTAACATCGGTTGGGATGTGAATCGTAGGCGTGCGGAGTTGATGGAGGATTCAGAGGAGTTCACCAAGGCACACATGGATCAGTACCTCGCTGAGTTCCCGAATCGAGCCCAGTACAAAGACAAGTACGACGAGATCATGGAAGTTTGCATGATCATTGACAATGTCAAAGATCTGTTTGACAAAGGCGAGGCGCTTGTCGTAGTATTGGAAAGTGATCGCTACATCGTGGTGCAGGGCAAAGGCGAACCACAGACATACACAAACGAGACCTTGCCCTACTACATGCGAGAGAAGATCGGCATGCTCAAGCTGGTGGAAGACCATCAGATGATTCGAGATGTGGGTTGCCGCATCAAAGCCGACGCATTCGTGATCACGCCGGAAGTGAAGGAGCAAGCATGAACACCAAAGCATTGAAGCTAGTGCGCGAACTGTTCGCTGTTGATTACGTGCCTATCCACACGCAGAGGCACAACCAACGGCAGTGGGTGAAGTCCGTGCGTAGATTGGGCGACCGATGGCTACTGGCAAAACCCGTCGAAAAGCGGACGCGCTAGACCCGCCACCGAAGGTCTGGCCCTTCCCGACATGGAAGGGTCAGCCATACAAACAACCACGACAACGCAAGAAGAAGGTAGACCCAACAGAGGGCGCACCCGAGGCGTTGTTCTAACAAATGTTAGGTGTACTGATGGAAGACAAACACCTCAAAGATTTCTACGCAGGACTGGCGATGCTTGGATGGGTCAGCGCGGGTGCTGCCCCCTCCAACCCCGAGAGCATCGCTGAGATTGCGTTCGATGTAGCCGAGGCCATGATGCAGGAAAGGAGTAAGCGCGATGGGCAGGCAGACGGAGGAGATGGATCAAGCGTTTGAGTTAGTGGGGCGATTGGTCTTATCCCTGGTGATATGTGCCGTGTTGCTTGTGGTTATGCTGATAGGTTTTGCAATCTATTGAAGCAACATGCCTTTCACCCTACCGAAGTATGAATGGGGAACCCAACGTGAACTGTGTAAACGATGCAAGCATTACCGACCGAGCGAGGATAGTCCTAGCGTCCACTCGGGCAACTTGGTCATGCGCTGTGCCGCCAACCCGTACAAAGCAAGTAAGGGTATCGGCACCTGCATCGACAACCGAACCCGAGGCCCGTGTGGGGTCGAAGGAAGATTGTTTCAACCAAAGGAGTGTTAATGCTAGAGGAGATAGCTGAGCAACCAAAGCGTAAGGGGCGCGGCCCTGGTAAGAAACCCGCCCTTTTCTGTACGAGCATACGTCTAAGCAAAGAGGTCATGGATTACTTCAACAAGTACCACCCCCGTGACAAGCAAGCGCAGATGCGTGCTGTTCTTACCGAGTATGTTAGAGACGAACTGAAACTGAAGGAGTCCCAAAATGGGTCGCAAGAAACTGTCGATGAGTGAACATGTCCGCCGCTATCTGGCTAAGAACCCTCAGGCCAAGGCCCGAGAGGTGGCCGCAGCACTGGGCGTGAAGGTTAGTTTGGTGTACGCAATTAAGTACAAGAAGCCCAAGGCACCGAGCCCGACGCTGAAGGAAGTCAACATTGATGCAGTGCACAACAACACGTTTAGCGTGACTGTGCCCGTGCCTCCCGCAGTGCAACAAGAGTTGTTCCCCAAGGCCAAGTTCCACGAGGATGTGACTCGCTTGGCGCACGACCCGAAGGATGATGTGGTCAACCACCCGGCCCACTACAAGGCAGGCGGGATCGAGACCATCGACTTCATCGAGGCCAAGCTGACCCGCGAGGAGTTCATCGGCTACCTCAAGGGCAATGCGCTCAAGTACGCCTCGCGTATCGGCAAGAAGGGCGACCCCGACGTTGACGCTGGCAAGATGGCTTGGTACGCTATGAAGCTGCGTGATGTGCTGAGCATCACGGCTTGAGCGTCATGTGATCTCTCCAAGGGGCTGACGCCCCAACTGCCCCGCATGCCCCGCGCTGCGGGGCTTTTTTATGCCCGTGCCTAACAAATGTTAGGGCGGGAATGTACCAGTTCCCTGGGGGCGGAAGGTACTTGACAAAGTCAAGGAGGGTGCTACGATGGGCGCACAACAACACGGAGCGACCCATGTGGAAAGAGCGACAGGTGGCGGAAATAGACCCCCCGTATGGAGAACTACTGTGCCCGGACTGCCGTGGCAACTACCTGCACCAAGCCAACACAACCATCTACCAACGCGCAGAAGACGCGCCGTACACCACGGTGATAGCGCAGGATGGTCACGAGGTAGTGGCAACCAAGTTTCCGAGCGGCGACACGCACAACCCGAGCAGCCGCAGGCACGGGCTGATCATTGAGTTTTGGTGCGAGAACTGTCACGCAGGTGACGACGACAAAGCACAGATCGTCAACCCTCACCGCTTGGCGATCTTTCAGCACAAGGGCAACACCTACTTGGAGTGGGTCAAGTAATGGCAGCAACCCCAGAGTCCAAGGTCAAGGACAAGATCAAGGCCACCCTCAAGAAGCACGGCATTTACTACGCCATGCCCATCGGCACAGGCTACGGCAATAGCGGAGTGCCTGACTTCCTGTGCTGTGCGGCAGGGCATTTCCTCGCCATCGAAGCCAAGGCAGGCAAAGGCAAGACGACGGCCCTGCAAGACAAACACCTGAGTCAGATCAAGGCGCAGGGCGGTACGGCCCTGGTGATCAACGAAACAAACCTCGGCGACTTGGAAACGTTTTTGGAGAGCTTGAAATGAGCAACGAGATACGCGAAGCAGTGCAGATGGTGCTGACCCGCATGGAGACGCACCCGGATGATTTTTACAGCCGCGACGTACTGCACACTTTTGCAAACGCCCCCCGTTTTGGGTGGGTGTGGGAGGCGATTAACGGCAGCAGCTTTTCGTACGGCCTGAACGAAGCAGAGTTGGCGGCGATCAAGCAAGGCTACGACGGGGTCATGTACCGCAAGTTCCACGACCGAGTGCTTGAGTCGCTGTTGGATGGGCCTAAAGGTATTGAAAGAGACATTGAAAGGATGGTGCGGCAAGGCAATTCGTTGAAGCCGCCGACTAAGCTGCTGATCAGCGATAGCCAATTGAATTCAGCCACGCAAATCCTTACCAACAGCAGCTATAAGACCCCGTGAACATCTTAACCATCGACTTTGAAACGTACTACGACCAAGAGTTCAGCCTGACGAAGCTGACGACCGAGGAGTACATCCGTGACGAACGCTTTGAAGTTATCGGCGTGGCGGTGCAGGAGGGCGATGGTGAGCCCAAGTGGTTCACCGGAACCCGCAAAGAGATCAAACAATTCCTTGAAGGCTATGACTTTCCTTCTCATCTGGCGTTGGCTCATAACGCTATGTTTGATGCCGCTATTCTTCATTGGCATTTCGGTATTTGCCCTCGGGGTTGGCTTGATACTCTCAGCATGGCTCGTGCTGTTCATGGCACGGAAGTTGGCGGGAGCCTTGCTACCCTAGCTCAGCACTATGCAATCGGCGTCAAGGGTGAGGAAGTGCTCAACGCCAAGGGGTTGCGTCGAGTAGATTTTCAGCCAACGGCCCTAGCCCGATACGGTGAATACTGCTGCAACGATGTGGCGCTGACCTACGACTTGTTCCAACACCTCGCCGCTGACTTCCCGAAGTCTGAGCTTCGCTTGATCGACCTGACGATTCGCATGTTCTCGGAGCCGACGCTGTATTTGGACACGAACCTGCTGCTTGACCACATCCATGATGTGCAGGTAGCGAAGAAAGAGTTGTTGGATGCGGTGACGATGGTGGACAAGGATCAACTCATGTCCAACCACAAGCTCGCTGCAACGCTCAAGATGCTTAACGTCGAGCCGCCGATGAAGATTAGCCCGACCACGGGCAAAGAAACCTATGCCTTCTCCAAGTCCGACGAGGCGTTCAAGGCGTTGCTTGAGCATCCAGATCCGAAGATACAGGCCATCGTCTCTGCTCGGCTTGGGGTGAAGTCCACCATTGAGGAGACCCGCACGCAGCGGTTTATTGAGATTTCTGGGCGCGGCACGATGCCCGTGCCCCTGCGCTACTACGCAGCCCACACCGGGCGGTGGGGCGGGGACGACAAGCTCAACCTCCAGAACCTGCCTCGCTCTTCTCCGTTGAAGATGGCCATCGTTGCCCCGGTGGGCTACGTCATCTGTGACTCTGACTCATCGCAGATCGAAGCACGTACGCTCGCATGGGTAGCCGAGCAGGAAGACTTGGTTGAAGCCTTTGAGAAGGGGCAGGATGTGTACTGCATCATGGCTTCAGCCATCTACGGCAGGACGATCACCAAGAAGGATGAGATGGAACGGTTCGTGGGTAAGACCACGATCCTTGGGTGCGGCTACGGCATGGGGGCCAAGAAGTTTCAGGTGGCGCTGAAGAACGGCCAGAAGCCTGTGGTTGTGGAGTTGGAAGAAGCCCAACACATCATCAATACCTACCGCGCAGCTAACCACAAGATCACTGAGTTCTGGCGCAAGTCCCATGAAGTTCTGGACTGGATCGCCGCCGACCAGACTGGAGAGTTTGGCCGAGGCGGTCTGCTGAAGGTCGAAGGCAAGCGGGGCATCCGTCTGCCCAACGGCATGTATCTGAAGTACCCCAACCTGCGCAAACGCCAAGACCCCGAGAGTGGTAAATACGAATACGTATACGACACCAAGAAGGGGAAAACCGTGGTGCCAAACCGCATCTACGGCGGTAAAGTGGTGGAGAACATCTGTCAGGCATTGGCTCGGATCGTCATCGGTGAGCAGATGTTGATGATCGCCAAGAAGTATCGGGTGGTGATGACGGTGCATGACGCCATCGCGTGCCTGATTCCCGAGGACGAGGCCGAGCGTGGGCAGGAGTTTGTTGAGTTGTGTATGCGCCTGCGTCCATCGTGGGCTCCCGATTTACCTTTGAACTGTGAGGCTGGACATGGACAAAGTTACGGAGATTGCTGATTTCGTTGACTACGCTCATCCGACGATGAAAGCGGAGAGAGCGTTGAAGGCACTGCATGAAGCGGCG